GAAAATAGTGTGTTTTTATGTTGGTAGACCATCAGAGCAATTAGGGGTTTCGGCAAGACTGACTGGTGTTGGTGATGATAGTTTTGATTTGAGAGTACCACCCGGTAATCCTATTATAGAAAACCAACAGGGAAAAACCGATTGGGCTCTGTCCAATAAAGTAGTTGGCTTTAATGTGGACATTGGAATTAGAAATCAAAATGTATTTCAAACTTTCAGTGTGTCACAAGATAATGGTAAAGCAACTTCTGAATCAATAGCTGCGATATTAATGATGGCAGACCAAACAAACACTAGAAATGTTGGAACACAAAATGTAAGTTTGTACAACTTATATAAGAGAAGAAGTTACATGTGTGATGTTAGTGCTCTTGGAAACGCCCTTATTCAACCAACAATGTATTTCAATCTTAGACATGTTCCTATGTTCAACGGACCATATCTAATTACAGATGTAAATCACGTTATTACACCTGGAGAATTTATTACAAACTTTACCGGGGTTAGACAAGGAATTTATGATTACCCATTAGAAGACAATTTCTTACAAAAAATTAATCAAAACTTACTTACGAAGATTGAAGAAATTGTTATTCAAAAAACGAACCAAAATACAACTCTGACAACAACTAACGAACAATCTGCTGCAAACTTAATTGTCAACAGTAACGCAACTACTGCAGATGCGGAAAACTCTTGTAGGTTGAACTTATCACCTCAATTTGAATTTTTCCAATCTTCACCTGCAGTGGCGACACCACTTTCTGCTAGAGAATTTGCTGATGCACTAATCAATAATCCAAACACCGCATCAAATGCGGAATTACAAACTGTCATTTACATTCTATCCTATGTGAGAACATTTAGCACTGCTGGTGACCCTAATGGAAGATTCAACGCCTTTAATTACAACTTTGGTAATATTACGTTAGACAAGAGTATTGCGGGGCCAAATCAAAACTTTGTACCAAATGTTTATTCATGTATCAAGACTAAGAGAGTTGGTGGAACATTTGTTTCACTTCCGGCAGCTAAGTTTTCAGATGTCAATGGATACATTAAATTCATGCAAGAATTATTGAACGTCAGACTTACCGAGTTGATTCAAGGAGGTCCGAATGGTCAAGGTACAATAATACCATACTACTGTACCTCATTCCCTTCTCAACAAGTTACTCAAGATTATTTTGATAGAAACTCACAAAGATTCTATAGTGAATTTGAACCAGTTTTTATACAAGCCCTGGACAGTGCAAGAAGAGTCGGATTGAGAACTGATATCGGAATTTTCCCAGCACAAAACAATGCTCCGAATAACCAAAACACCCAAAGCCCACAAGTACCGGCATGTCCACCAACTACAATAACCGGTTTCTCTACTCCAAATATTATTGTTATCAATAATGCTGTAATACAAACAGCGAAACCTGGAGACATAGTAACTTTAGGGGGTTCTAATTTACAATATACAAGGGTTGTGGAAATTGGATATCAAACCCCACAACAACAATGGTTCTCTATAAACACAACAACTTTACAATTAATTTCACCAAATAAACTGAAGTTTTCTATACCATTCATTCCACAAATTACGGTTCCAACACAAATGTTTATTAGATTGACCACGTCAGGAAATGCTAATCCCATCGTATCTACCCAATCATTTGAATTTATCCCATAACAATATATTTATAATAAAGAATTTTATGAATTTAAAATCAACACTTGATAGCTATTTAGGAAAATCAGTAAGATTTTCTGAGTCAGACAACGGAGACGGCACCAAAGAAGTTTGTGATTTGGACACTGGTGAATGTTATGTTGTAAGAGAAAGAGATGGCTTAATTGAAAGAGCGGGTCATCAGGTTTACGCCAATAGAAAAGTAAAAGTTGAAACAGTTCGCGGAATTAAACAATTATTAAACGGTTAATAAAATGAGCTTAGACAAAAAAATATTAAGCGAAATTGAAAGATACAATTTCATCAACAAATATATCAAAGAACAAGTTGATGTAGTACCTCCACCCCCAGCGGCGGGGGAGGATTTAGGTGTTGCTGTGGCACCTCTACCAGCAGAACCGGAAGCAGGTGCAGAACCTGAGGGTATTCCAACACCTCAACCTTTGGATGTTGAATCAGACCCAGATGTTGAAAAAATTGACGACGAGGGAAAATCTGAAGAGACTAAAAAGTCTGAGGGTGATGAAACCGAAGAACTTGATATTACTGATTTAGTTAGTGCTCAGGAAACTATTCAGACAAAACAAGATGAATATTTTGAGAATTTATTCAATCAACTTTCAAATTTGGAACAAAGACTTGGAGAGATGGACCAAATAATGTCAAAGTTAAATTCTTTGGAAAACAAAATTGATAAATATAGAACCAAGTCACCCGAAGAAAAACTTAACTTAAGAGTATTTGATTCTTATCCATACAATCAGAGACTAACTGATTTCTTTGACGATAAGAAAGAAGAAATGGAAAAGACGGGAAAAAATGAATATGTTTTAACGGATGATGAAGTAAGTGATATTAATGTTAATGATATAAAAAATTCGTTCCAACCAAGTGGAGAAGATAGAGAAGATTTTAAATTTAAATAAAGTAAAGGGACCCAACGGTCCCTTTTTAATTTGACATATAGGGAAATCCCAATTATATTTAATAAACAATCTAAATTTTAAACAATGAGTAATGTATTAGACGCCGTATTGGCACAGTATGAAAAAAATCAAATGGGCGGGGCCCAAAGTAAAATGTCGCAAGACGAAAGAATGAAAAAGTATTTCGCTTTAATCCTCGGTGATAAAGAGAAATCAGGTCAGAGAAGAGTAAGAATTCTTCCTACCACAGATGGTTCCTCACCATTCAAAGAGGCTTGGTATCATGAAATTCAAGTTGGTGGACAATGGCAGAAGTTTTATGACCCAGGAAAAAATGACAACGAGCGTTCTCCTTTGAACGAAGTTTATGAAGAACTAATGTCCACAGGTAAAGAATCCGACAAGGAACTTGCTAAACAATATAAGTCACGTAAGTTTTATATTGTTAAAGTTATTGATAGAGATAACGAAGCTGATGGACCAAAGTTTTGGAGATTTAAACACAACTACAAGAACGAAGGAATCCTTGACAAAATCATTCCAATTTGGAGAAACAAAGGTGATATCACTGACCCTGAAAAAGGTCGTGACCTAATCATTGAACTTGCAAAGTCCAAGACTCCAAAAGGAAAAGAATATACAACCGTATCTGCAATTATGTACGATGACCCATCTCCAGTATCTGCAGATAAAGACCAAGCAAAAGAATGGGTTAATGATGAATTGACTTGGACTGATGTATACAGCAAAAAACCTGTTGAGTATCTTGAGGCAATCGCACAAGGAAAAACTCCGAAGTGGGATTCCGAAAAAGGTGGTTATGTATATGGTGACGACGAAGTTTCTGAAACAGCTATCGGTGGTAGTAAATCTACCAAAGTTGTAGACCCACAAGCAGATTCTGAAGCAGATGAAGATTTACCATTCTAATTTATAACAAAGGGCGGTGAAAGCCGCCCTTAATTTTTTTATATGAGTTTCAAAATAAAAGAAAAACCAAAAAAGATTTACGAATCCGTAACGTTTGAATTCCAATTGGAAAACCAAGATGGAACTGTTTATCATTTAAGAAAATGGGAGGACGGAAATGGAGGGGGTTTTTACATTAACAGAGATGGTAGTTGGGAAGAATTTTATCCCGAAGATGATATGTTGGATTTTATTGATTACGATTTAGACTTTTAATTATGGCTATCAAGAAAAACGATTTTAGTAACTTAAAGAAGAAGTTTTCAACTTCTGCGAAATACAAACCCCAAAGATTCTTTGACTTAGGACAAGATTTCTTAGATGCGGTTGGACTACCTGGTCCCGCTATCGGACATTTAAATATGTTCTTGGGTCACTCAGATACAGGAAAAACTACAGCGTTGGTTAAAACCGCTGTTGACGCTCAGAAGAAAGGTATTCTACCTGTATTCATTATTACAGAACAAAAGTGGTCTTTTGAACACGCAAAACTTATGGGG